GTCACGATTAGCTTTCAATGTAGAAAAGTTTACATACTTTCTTCTATCGAAATAATCACCCAAATGCAAGATGTGAGTAATCCCATTTTCCACTAGATATGGAAAGAATACCTCATTATAAAATCGTCCTTGGTAATCTGACATTGCTACCATATCACCACGAACACCAGCGTGAGTGTCGTTAAGTATTGCTATTTTCATTCAGTAAATTTTTCTAGATTTGTATTCTCTTTTACTTTCTTTTGTCTTTTAGATTTTCTTGGTTCATATTCAACCCGATTCATATGCTCTTGCATCCACTCTACATTTGTATTTGTAAGTGTCGGATCATGTTCACCATCAATGGTAGTATATGCATCCATAGTTATATTTGATTCTTCGATAGATTTCTGTTTAATGAAAACTTGTTTCTTCTCCTTTTGTATCCTTCGAAGGAAAGCGTAATAACATATTTGGGTTACATATGCGAATGCATTGTTTGACTTTTCCGTATTGAAGTTACCGATATATTGAATACAATTCTCGATTGCATCACATATCATTTCATCACGGTAAGTATAGTTGATGAAGTTTGGACGGGTAGATAGTCTTGTTGCAATCTTATAGATGCACTCTCCTATGTACTCTGTCATCCTTGGAGGGGTCTTCCCCTTTGACTCTGCGAGTTTTACTTTTTGGTTGAACTCGGAGACTGCCTGAGTGAACTCCTTGTTGTTAACATAGTGTTCTGCTTTTTTAGGGTCTTTTTTAGTAGTCATGTACCTATTATACTTGATTCTCCTAGTAACACAAGGGGCTTTTTAGTATTTATTTAATTTGATTTTTTTAGCAAAAGCACCTTTACAGGAGAGGAATCCATGATAAAATAATTATGTACCGCAGGGGAATATTAGCTAATAAGGGATTTGTTCAGATGTTCGATTCGTGCAAACTTAGTTTCGACTCCTCTACTCATACGATCTAGATCACCCGTTGCCATTTCTATCATGGCCATTCCTATTACGGTGTATATTATATAGTGTTTCATCCGAACACCTGTTGATTGAGTAGCATAATTGCACCCATGAATCCTAGTGCAGTCAACTGAACGAAACATGCAATCCATACGATTGGGAATTGTCTCTCCGCCCACCATGCTAGTTCCTTTTCTTGCCACTCTGCAGCTTCCTGTGGTGTTGCATCCCTTGGTTTGAAGTGAAGTTCTAGTTGTTGTTCGTATCCCGACATAACATCGGCAGCGTCATCTACGGCAGAAGGGAGTTGCCTTTTCCATACTGGATCGTAGTTAGACACTCGGAGAGACCCCCATAATAGAAAGTATAAAGATGCTCACTAACACTGTTAGTTCTGCATTTTCTTTAAATTTTTCTATTCGTTTCTCTGACATCTTAGAGACCGTTAGTCCCGAGCCAGATTATTCCAAATGGTATAAGTATCGGAAGAGATAGTAGTGTGATGAACTCTACACCATCGATTAGCTTTGATACAATCTCTGATCTTCTCAAGTTTTCGATTTCAGACACCATGCTCTTCACAACACATTTCAGAGTTGCTGTTGTCATGGTTTTATTTCCTAAAGTCTATTATAAACACATTGAATAATATGATATAACTCAAAATTATTCGATAGTATATATGTATTCGCGTTACCCATTGTAACACAAATCTAAAAATTAATGAATTTTTTTCTTGTCTTTTGGTGCGACAGCAGTATCGAATTCTGCATAGATGTCATCGGTCTCTTCCCACTCTTCTTCTTCCATTCTTCTGAGCATTCTTTCTTCTTCCTCAGTCATTGGGCCACCTGTTGCATTCATGAGATCATTAACTATTCTATCAAGGTAAGCTCTTCTCACTTCCTTTCTGTTTCCAGTTAAAGGTATTTTCTTATTCTCAACCATGTCGAACCACCTTGATGAAGCTTCATCATAATAAGGAACGAACTGTTCATGTAAACTGTTTCTATGTGCAATCATATCGTTAGGTATAGTTACAGTTGCATCTGATGATAGTGGTGCATAAGGATAAAAAGTTGCAAGGGTTTGACTCCCTTCGGGATTTACAACTTCCAATCTACAAATCATAGGAAGTGTTACTTCAATTCCTTTGTGCGTGTCTCTAGTCATTCCAACAACTTCGGAACCACTTCTGAGTTTCAATACTTCGTATTGAGTTGGTATGATATCTTTAGGACTTGTCATTTAATTCGAACTGCTTAATTTCATATGAAAATCTTTCTTCGTTGTAAATATTTATACGATCTTTCAGGTGAGAAAGAGTATAATTATCACACTGCAAATCGTCTGCAATATCGAATAATCTCATCTTATCTTTTCCATCCACCTTACGAAGACCTCTACCAATCGATTGTAGATTTCGTATTCTAGATTTAGATGGACTTGCAAATACTATGTTGTCTATTCTTTTTATGTTAACACCAGTAGAGAATGTTCCATAAGATGCAAGTATGGTATCGTTCTTTGCCTTCTCTACTATCTCTCTAACAGCTTCTCTGTCTTCCGTGTCTGTTCCACCATATACATAGTGTAAGTTTTTACCCAGTCTCTTGAACATTTTCTCATGTAGAAGAACTCCATGTTTTTCGACATATTGGAATAATACGAGTGTATTTCCCGATAAACTGTACACAAGATTACAGATGAATTCGTTTCTTGCTTCATTAGAAACAAGGTAATCCATCTCTTCTTGGTAAGTCATTTTCTTCTGTTTAGTATGACGAAGTATGACACAATCTATATCTAATTTTGCAATGGTTCCATCTTCTATCAATTCTTTTGTGCTTATGACCTTTTTGACTGGGCCAAACAATCCTTCCAGTTGCAATCTATGACATTCAGAACCATCCAGTGTACCAGTGGTTCCAAATCTGATTGCAGTCTTCTTCATTTTTTCAAGGATTCCTTTGAGGACATTTGCTTTGAAGAGGTGTGCTTCGTCTCCAACGACAACTTCGAAACTTTCCATGACATCTTTAGGCGCCTTAGAAAAGCTTTGCCATGTAGATATCGTGATGTCTGAATCAAATACAGGCTGACCGCCATAAATTTTACAAATCTCTTTATCATATCCATAGTCTTTAAAATCCTTCGCCATCTGTTCTACAAGTGAAGTTGTAGGAACTATGATGATCGTTTTCTTGTTATAGTATCTTGCAAGTAAATAAATGATTAGGGACTTACCACTTGCAGTAGGTGAAAGTAAAAGTTGTCTACCATATTGGACTGCAGTTCTGAATGCATCCATTTGATAATCTCTAGGATCAAAAGGTAAACCTAGTTCTTGTATAAAGTCTTCATCAGGCTGTCTTTCTTTATCTCCTATGATATCGTTTATACCTACAATATCATATCCTCTTTCTCTACAGAACTCATCTACATACGGAAGTAATCCGATATAAATTTTATTTGTTTTGATAGAGAATAGACGAACCTTACCATCCCAGTATCTATTCTTAACTGAGGGCATGAACTTTGCATTGGGAACTGTGTACGAGAAAAAGTCATAGAGGTCTCTTGCCAGACCTTTATCACATTGTACTTGCATGAAGACCTCATCGATCTTCTTAAGAATTATTTCAGAGGCCATCCTTTATTCCATACGACTAAAGATTTTCTTAGTCCTCTAGTAACTGGTGTGACCTGATGATGTAACCATGATGGGAATACAATTAGAGAACCTAACTCTCTTCCACTAAAAGGTGCAGTGTGTACTAACTCATCTAGAGCTATATCTCCACTTCTCATTTTTATACGATCAAAAACTTTATGTGATTCTATCCATTGAAAATGACCACCCTCATAATCATCGGGTTCTGATAGTTGAACTGAACAAGATATCTTTCTTATATCTCCAGTTGGATATGGTTCTGCACCTGAGTCTGTATGCCATGTATAGAAGTCACCAGTTGGTTTATCGGGTTGATATTCGTATTGAGTATACTGCCATGTTTCCATACCTGTGATATCATAGTTCCATCCACTTTGAACATTTGCTTGAACCATACCGTCAAATATTTTTTGTTTGAGGTCTGTATCAAACTTAGGATCATTGTGATCTAACCATTTGTTAGTGGATTGTCTGATAACATTATCCTTTGCACCTGACTCACCGTCTCTAGCTTTTGCACTATCCTTATCATCTGTCAGTCCATGACCAACCCTAGAATCTGCAACTTCAAGATTATGTGCATATGCATGTATGTAATCTACCTCTGTCTTAGATAGATATTTCTCAAGTATGCAACAATAGGTATGATATATCATTACGATCCCGCCATGAACTTTCTCCAATCGATTGTATTCTTAATCGTTTGGTGTCTCCATGTTATATTCTCCATACATCTTTTTAGAAAATCGATAGTTGCTTTTTGATATTCAGTTTGTGCATTTAACTTCTGTAAGTCTTTATCTGCATCAAAGAATACATGCATATCATTCTTCATGATCTTGAGACCATCAAACGGGTCATCTTCCCATCCAAGTTCTCTAAGTCTTCCTTCATCCATTTTACCATTGAACCACATCCATTTGTCTTTCAACATGGTTTGATATTTTAGTTGTATGGATTTATGCTTGACTATTGCATCAGTCAAGTATTCTGAGTATTTTGCGTGGAGTTTAGGAACTTCTAGTGATGACTTATCTAGTTCGATATCATCAATTTCACAATCCTTTTTCCACTCTGCTTTCAAATCATCGAGTGTCATAATGTACCATTATACCATATTTATGGTATTTTAGGAAGTGGAATTTATGTCGTAATATGTAAACCTGAATTCTACGGTTGCAAGAACAGCTTCATTTTCTGATCCTGACTCCAATTCGATCCCACTCAAAGATATAGGGAATGCATCATGGAACCTAAAGAACTTATTAGGTATGTTTTTGTTTGTATTTGTTACTAGAGTTATATCTGAATATTGATTTAGATCATTGTCAATTGCAGACAGTTGCCCGTCTGCAGTTTTTTGTGAACCGACATAAGCTGCAAATGCAGAAGGGTCGGATACTGGAACAATCTGATCCATCCAATCGTAAATCTCTTTAAAGTTTCCTAGGTCTTCATCGACTAAGAATCCGACACTGAGAGTATCGAATGAAACTTTGTCGCCTGGAAAGAATGCATCCAATCCGATACCAGCAGCTTGAACTGTTTCAGTAAACTGCAGGCCTGGAATATTTACACTCTTTACAAAGAACTCTACATTTGGAATCTTATCTATAAGTAATCTAAAATTATTTTTACTTAATAGAGATTTATTAATTATTGGATCAGCCATTCAACTTAATTATCCTTTTAGAAGATGTAGTATCGTGATAGTCACCATCTCTATACTCTCTCGTTACTATTGATTCACATAAGTAACCATCCTGTATATAAGTTGTGATGATCTTACGATTTAATACATCTTTTGTTTCTGTTCCATTTGGAAATGCAACTCTCTCAAATGGCCCTTCACTCATTGTGATACTTTTGTCATATTCTTTCATAATATTATTTATGGTTATTTCTCGTTTACAAACTCGTTGAGTTGTCTTGCAACTGAGATAACCTCTTCGGTTGACACAAATTGATCCCCATAAGGTTTCTTATCATTTGGGAAACTATCATTATGTGTAACAATAGCTTCGTTAGAACGATAGATATTTCCTTCTAGTAGTCCTTGTGCTTGATTAAGTAAGTCGGCTCTGATCTCGAACCCTGATTTTCCGTTTGACATAATTTCCTCCTGTGTATGTGTGTTTATGTCGTAGTCGGGGGTTCTAGGAACCCCCTTCTACTATAGTATATAGGTCTTAAGCAACCCACTTAGAACCACGGTATACACCCTTGGTCTGTGGTTTTGACTTAGTGACTTCACCGTTGTGACGAACACCACGGTATACTAACTTGAGGTTAGCTTTCTTTGTCATTTCCATTCTCCGTTTTAAGGTTGAACAAAAATGCGTTCCTTCGGCCCCATGCCTACTTCCGTTCACTGCTACATTTAGAGTGAATGAACGATGTCTTATATTTAGACAAAAAAAACCCCTCAAAGAGAGGGGTTTTAATTCGAAACGAAATCCGATTACAGAATGTTGGACACTGCCATTTTTCTGTAGTAGAAGTTTGTTCCAGCAGATGCAAGACCGTCAGAAGGTGTACTTCCTACGAATGGGTTTGAAACCATTCCGTATCTAGTCTTAAATCCGATTTTTGGTTGGAATGTATTCTCACCAACTGCTCTCACCATTTGTAGTGGAACATATGGGCAATAGAACATACCAGCGTCATAAGGATTTGATCCTCTGTAACCAACTGTCATGTAGTCAACAGATGCATAAGGGTCAATGTAGACCTTTACTCTTCCGTTAAGAACACCAGCAAATGTGTTACCAGTGTCATCAACATTGATGTTAGTGTTTAACGCAGGTGTGTAATCCAATACACCAGCCATAGAAAGTGCAGATGCAACATCACTAGAACATAGGATAAAGTTACCTTTTCCTCTTCTAGTTTCTTTTGCAATTACATTGCTCTCTCTTTCGATTTGGAACAATAGTCCTTTGAATTTCTCAACAGACCATCTACCGTTGGCATCAACATCTAAGTTGAATGTACCAGCAGAAGCAGTTGCGGATGCACCTGTTTTGGCTTGTAAGTTGACATTTCTGACAACTTCTCTGTTGATTTCAGCAAGAATCTCACTTGACAAAATATTTGCAAGTTCTGATTCTGCATCAAGACCGTGGATTGCTTTGAGGTCTTGTGCTAATTCTAAAGTGTACTCTGCTTTGAGTGCTCTTGATTTCGCAGTTACAGTTGCTTTCTCAATAGTGAAAGACATCTCTGCAAAATTCTCATAACCTGATGTAGAACCATCACCTAGAGCTTCAGATTGTGCAGTAGTCATACCGCCTGATGTGTCACCAGCGTATGTCTCTGGGCCTGAAGCGT